CAACGTAGCACCTATTCTTTATAATGTATCAACTGGTGTATTCAGTTTCGATAGTAATTCAACATTCAGCGGCAAGACCACAGATGACCTTCCACAAGGTAACGTAAACTTATACTTTAGTAATGCTTTATCTAGATCTTCAATTAGCACCTTAAACCAAGGAATGGGTTATGGTACTATAAGTTATAATAGTACAAGTGGTGTAATAACATATGTCGGGCCAACCGACGCTAACATTAGACAATCTATAAGTTTTGTTTCCGGTGCTGCTGGTTATAATAATTCAACTGGTGTTATTTCTATTCCATCGACAACCACAAACTTGAGTGAAGGTACTAACTTATACTTTACATCAGCAAGAGTACGTAGTAACGTAAGTGCTGTTGATGCCGGTGGCTTAGGATCATTTACTTACAGCAGTGCAAGCGGTGCATTTACTTACACGGGTCCTAGCGATAGCGATGTAAGAACATTAATTAGCGCAGGCAATACCACAACTGGCCATGGTAATATCAGTTATAATAACAGTACCGGTGCAATAACATTTAGTCGTGTGACACCTGCAAATATTCTAAATGAAATAAATGCCGGTAACGTAAAACTAAAACTCTTTAGTGAAACTGTTTTATCTGGTATGTTTGACTCCGGCGCCATATCGCTTTTACCAATCCAAAATGGAACTATACGGTCATCGACTCTAATCGGTAATATTACCCAAATAAATTTTAGTACTGGCATAACAGCAGGTATCACAGTAAAATTAATTCTACGCCAAGATGCAGTTGGAAATAGATTATTAGATACTACATCAAACCCAGGGGCATGGGCCAATTGGGAATTTGTTAATAATAATAAAACACTATCAACCGGGCCAAATGAATATGATATGTTAACTGTTACATATGATGGTTCAAAATATCTTGCAAAACTTGATAATTTCTCAAATGCATTTTTCAATACAGATAACATTGCTGAAGGCACAACAAACTTATATTTCACCACTGCCCGTGCTAACAGTGCAATTAGTGCATATAAAGGTAATATTAACACAGTAGGTAGTATTAACGCAGACAGCGGCTTCACGACAAGTGGAAATGTACAGGGCAGTTATATTCTAGGTAATGGTGCACTATTATCGGGTACAACAAGTCCAACTTATGACAGCACAGCATTCAATATTGGATTTGTAAATAACACAGGTTTTGGGCCAACTTTTTATCAGCCTACTGCTGAATTTACATATAACCCAGGAACTAAAACACTAGCATTAGGATCGGGTTCAACACTTACTTTAGGTAGTGGAAATGCATTAATTGGTAATCTAGATATTACAGGAACTATAACTGGCGTAACAACCTCGCAGGTTACCGAAGGTACTAACCTATACTTTACTGCTGACCGAGCAAACAGTAATGTAGTATCACACATTGCTACTGTGCCGCTAACTGTTGGTGGCAACTTAACTGTAACTGGTAACATCAACGCCACAGGCAACATCAACGTTCAAAACGTAGAAGACCTCTATGTGCGTGATCAAACCATTGTGATGAATGCCAATGCTGCAAGCCCTGCAAACGTGCAGATTGTCGCAAACAGACCAGGCAGTGCAAATACAGAAATTAAATGGAATGAGCAAGACGATCGTTGGACATTCACCAATGATGGCACAACTTATTACAACTTACCAACTTCAACTACAGATGTAGCAGAAGGTGCAAATCTTTACTACAGCAATGCCCGTGTAAACAGTTTCATCCAAGACAATATCACCACAACTGATATTGATGAAGGCACTAACCTATACTTTACTGCTGCTAGAGCACGTGGTAATATCAGTGCTGCTGAAAACATAACTTACAACAGCACAACTGGTGTTATTGGCTTAGCCAACGCATTGGGCAATGTAAACAGTGTAACCAGTGAAGCCAGCACAAACCTAACACTAAACAGTGATAATAGATTAGTTGTCACAGAACGCCTCAAAGGTGTTGCAACCAACGTTGGTAACATCAGTGGTGATGGTTATGGTTTCTTCTCAAATCCCCCGCTTGCAGGTGGTGTATTCTTTGTGCAAAATGTTAATGCTGGCAACCTAGACAGTTATTACTTTACCACAGGTAACACCACAGCAGGCAGTAATGTAGTTACCGGTGTAAGCCTTGCACTAATCCGCGCAGGCGCACCTAACGTAAGTGCAAACATAAATCTTGTTACACCTTATTATGCAATTGGCCCATTTGGCGCTGAAGTGCAAGATCCGTTCCCAGCAGGAACATATGTTACTAGTGTTGATGCTGCTAACAGCACAATTACACTTAACAATCCTGCGGCTGTGGCTAGAGATTTAAGTGTAGGAGGCAGCGCAGGCGGCGCTGCATACAGTAGAGGATCATTAATTCCAGGCGCTTTTGATCCTAACACAGGATTCCTAGTAGGGCTAGTTAGTGAGTTTACTGCTGGTTTTGGAGGCTTAAGTAGAAGCGCACTTGCCGGGCAGTTTTTCCCTAGACAGGGTAATTATGGTTATCCTGTAACAGGTCCTGCACCCTCAGACTTTGTGTATGCTATTGGCAACAGCAGTAACTATTCACAGGGTAATGTTCCTGCTACCAATTTTGCTGCTAGAACTAATTTTGAAGGAACACGCACAGTATTTGCTGCGCCACGTGGACTAGTTGTTGGTAATGGTGACTTAACTTCCCGCGCTGAAAATGATGCTGGTTCAACATTTGGTATCAACGTTCTTTGGGATGGTTTAACCACAGGTGCTACTCCAAATACACAGTTATTGTTAAAACAATATAGCGACAATAGTTTTGCTAGCACTAGTCCTGTTAGTGGTGGCCCACGTGTATTCTTTACTGCTGCACGTGGTAACAAGAATCAAAGTTATCTAGCAACTTATCCACGCAACAATGATGAAATGGGTCGCCTAACTTGGTGGGGACCAACACAGTTTCTACCAGGCACCAGCACACTAAACGCACCAGCATGGATCAGTGGTGTTGCAGGTCAAGACTTTGTTGATACCAACAGTGGCATGGGCATGTATTTTGCTAACAGTCCAAACACCACAAGATTTGATAGAAGCCTATACTTAGCCAGCACCAAAGGTGCTACATTGATTGCCAGTGCTGCTGACAGCACAAATACACATCAACCTGTTATTTTTGCACCATCACACTTACTTCCAACCGGTGCTAATGCTGGTAACAGTGTGTTCTTATACAATCAAACTGTAAGCGGCACTGAAACAGCAATAGATTCTTTTGCACCCAGTGGCGCACACTTTGCACAGATTAACTATGCAAACGCAACTGGTTTAACCGGTAGTAGATTTACTGTAACCAATGGTAACAACTTTGCTACAGAACATGAAGGCAATATTGCGCTAAGTCTAGATAGAAACAGCAATACTGCCAACGTTAGAATTGCAGCCAGAAATGGTTTTATAAACTATCTTGGTAGTTCAAATCCAGATCGTGTAAGATTTGACTTTGCAGCAGAAGGGTTAGCCAATGCAACACCAGTAACAATTAGCGGATTTACCAATGCTACTGTAGCAGGTGCGCTAAATGGTAACGTATTCTTCGTTAGAGGTCCATTTATAAATGGTTCATTTAGAGAGTATGAACTTTATACTGACAGTGGATTAACCACAGGTGTAAACCTAGGTGTTACTAACGTTAATGCCGGTCCTGGTATATTCACTTACACAAGAACCAACAGTGTAACTGCTAAGGATTGGAGTTGGGTTCTACCGCAAGGCAGCAACAGTTTAATCCTTGCAGAAGATGGTGTTACAACCACAACATTTGCATCTGGTGGTAACATCAACCTTGCTACCAATGCTACTATCAACTATGATGCAGTATATGGTTGCTTCCACAACATGGCTAACGTTACAGCAGCCGCAGCAGACACTGTGTATGAGTTCCAATGGCCTAACGTGCATATCAACACTAACCGTGTTACAGTTGCAGGCAATAGTCAAATTACCATTGGCCAAGAAGGTGCGTATGTGTTTAGTTTAGAAATGCAAGCAGAAAACACAGACAACCAAGACAGAACTGCATTTATATGGTTAGCCAAGAACGGCACAGACATTGAAGAAAGTTGTTTAAGAGTGTCATTGCTTAAAGAATGGAAGCAGGTTATCATTAAGGAATGGATTGTGAATGGCATCAATGCCAATGATTATATTGAAGTGCGTTTTGCTGTGGACAACCCCAGTGGTATCCAACTTACTTCAATACCCGCACAAGCCAGCCCATATGCAAGACCAGCAGTGCCAAGTGCAGTGATTACAGTTACACCGGTTGGAGCATAACATGCCAGTTCAACGTGTAAAAGGTGGATATAAGTTTGGCTCGAGTGGTAAAACTTATGCTACTAAAGCAGGCGCAGAACGCCAAGCCCGCGCAATTTATGCAGGCGGCTATAAACCAAAGAAGGTGAAGTAATGGCCACAACAAGTTCAGGTGTTAAAGCATTATATACAGCCCAACAAGCAAACAGGAGTAATACTATGAAAAATTCATCAATAGGTAAAGGACGTGGACGTGGACGCGGTAAACCAAAACCAAGACCCTCACGCTAATTGGGCAGAATATTTCTATAAAATACGGCAATACTGTCCTTGGGGTTATGCTGCTTGGCAAAAGAACCTCATAGACATAGTCAAAACAAAAGAAATATTGCCCTTGGGGGAATATAAGGCCCGGGTTTACATATTTGACCTCAACAAGCGTAAGTTAAAAAAATTATGCAAGCGTAGAGATGAGGGAGAATATGAATGGTTGTGGAGTGTTCCTGGTTACGGGATAAATGGCACACCATTGCCTTGCCTTATACAACAGAGTAGACTCGAACTTACAGAAATAAGAAGCAAATTATAAAGAGAATAACATGTCATTAGTAGAAACATATTCATTACTTTTAAATGAAGAACAGCGTGAGCATTTTTTGATGCTGATCGAAGAAAATCCTGATACACATGTGTTTTATTTGTTTCAACAAGTAGTTAACACACCGGAGAAATAAATGCAACGCAATAATCCTAAGCCAAAGACTGTGGTAGACATGCAACAACAAATACAATTGAATGATCTACACAAAGAAATTAGTGTAATAAAAGATAATCATTTGGTTCACCTTGCAGAAGACATTGACAACCTAGATGTATCTCTAAAAGAAACCAAGGTAGAAATCAACGCACGCTTTGACAAACTTGATGATCGTCTTTGGCTAATTGTGGGCTTGGTAGTTACTACACTTGCTACTATTGTGCTTAGTCAAGTATTTGGAGTCTAAATGCCTATTCCACCAAAGAACGTGCAGGACATTGCACAACGTGCGCTAGACATTAGAGCAGAACTAGCACCCAGTGCCAGAGCCGGCACACCAGTTGGTATTGCACGAGCACGCGACCTAGCACGTGGTGCAAACCTCAGTGAAAACACATTGGTAAGAATGTATAGTTACTTGATGCGAGCCAAGTTTGATCATGATGATGCAGTTAAACAAGGCAAAACTATTCGAAACAGTCGCGCCATTATGGCATACCATTTATGGGGAAGTTCGGAAGCACTAGCATGGGTAAAGCGCCAACTAGGCAAATAAGACATAAATGATATGAGTCAAAAAAGGGCCTAAACAGCCCTTTTTTATTTGGTTGACATAAATAAGTATTGTGCTATAATGCATTATACAAATGGAGGTCAACATGACAAGAACATATCCTTATAAACCAGCAAACCCACTTAGTAAAACACCTTTTGGCGAGAAGTGGGGCATACTAGCCAAAGACTTGGCATTTGAAGAAGGCACTACCACTGCTGCTATCCACATGCGTGTGATGCACTTTGGCACGCCATTCCAGCGTAAAAAAAGCCCAACTATCTGTGAAGTAATGACAGGTAGAACTGCCATTGATCTAGCACATGAAATGAATGTTACGCCCTGCACTATCAGCAAGCGCATACAAGACTATGGTGATCCATATTATGTAAGTAATATGACAGCAGCAAACGCGGGCACTACTCGCGCAGATGTGCATTGGAGCAAAACCAAACAAGGCGGCGTTGCTATCGGCACCAAGCAAGGTTGGTTACACCCACGTCATCCTGAATACAACACTTGGCGTTACAAGTATATCCAAACACATTGCCCAACCAGTTGCGATGACAAGGAAGCATAAACATGACTGCAGATATGACTGAATTTTTTGAAATTGATCCAGAACTACTGGAGCCAGAAGACCGTGTTATTAGATACCGCTTGGGTAAGAACACAGGCACTGCACAGTATGTTAACATTCGCAGTGTAGCGGATGAGAAGTATTTGCGAGAAATATATAAGATGTTTTTAGAACATATTCGCATCAACCGCAACAACAATGCAGATCAAATTAACTTCTATAACCAAGTGTATGTTGCAGGTGATCCTGCACTGCCCAAGCCAAACTTCAAGCGCACAGGGCTTACTGAAAATACTTGGGAAACTTTCCTCAATGGGCTTGAAGAAAACTTTGACACAGGCACACTGCACTATACCACCAAACAATGGCCACATGTTATTGACTGTGTGAACATTGCAATTGGTTACTTCAACAATCTACATCCACATGTGCTGGGCAAACCTCACGCAACTGTGCGAGCAGAATGCTGGTAAGAAAACCCCCTAGCGTTTAAACTAGGGGGAACTTATGAGCAATAGTTTTTTGAGGAAAGTGTAGCAACGAGAACTGGGGAAAGTGCGCTTGCTTGGAGGCCACTGCACTTATTTTGAATAATAGGCTGAGAACAATTATACAACTTATGTTTGGCAACATGATGTTCTCGTTGCTACAATAATATTTAGCAAGTTGACGCAAAAAATGCCTATTATACGGTGTTTTTTGCACTGGTCGTATAAGTAGTAGTGAGAACAAAACATCATGGCACACATGGCAAATATGGCATTTTCCAAAACAATTACATATTCAACACCTAAGGTTGGCGGGCCAGTTTAGAAATACCGCTGTGGAAAAGGCTCCCTGAAAAGAGCACACGTAACATAATGATCCACCCCCACTGGGGTCTGAGAGTGAGAAACAGGATACTCAACGGGTTGTTATAGCATGTTTGTTGACGTGCGGCAACACTCCTATAATGCATAAACAGGCAAGATATAAGGTAACGAACTTGCTAATGCTGAGAAGCATGCCACGGTAGGTAGGGAATGAGCGTGAGGTCCCTTGCATTGAGTGTATAAACAAAATACCTACGTCCTTCCAGACTTAGACGGCTAATCATCAAGTCTTTTTTTTTGAAGGGGCCTTAACAGGTTCCTTCTGACTTGCCACTTGCTATCATCAAATCTAATGTAATTGATTTAGATGACGTAAGTCAATAGCAACAAGAAGCAAATGCGAAGTGAAACGAAGCGTTTGTTCGCAGTTGCGTTAAGTGCGTTAGCACTTGTTAATTGAGATCGAAATTAATTAAAATAAGTGGTTGACATATGTTCGTTTGATGTTATTATTAAAAAGTAAGTTGTGTTAAGGCATTGACTTACATCAACAACATAATCTTTAAGGAGATAATTTAATGCGTATTAATCCAATCGCACGTGAAGTGCAGGATACTTTTGATGGCGTATATGCCCAAGTAAAATCATTTGCACAAAACAAAACAAGTGCCATTAATGGCTTATTGGTATCTGGTGATGCCGGAACTGGTAAGACATACACAGTCAAGAAAGCATTGGCTGATTTAGGCGTTCATGGTAACGTCGAGTATATCAAAGGCGGTAAGATCACAGCCGCTAGCCTTTATGTTAAACTTTGGCTAAACAGAGCCAGTCATCGCATTGTAGTGCTGGATGACGTTGACATTATTCATCACAGCGAAAAGAATAAGATTATTCCAATGATCCTTGGTGCATGTGACTTAGGTCAATCACGTGAAGTAAGTTGGGAAACTGCACGACCCAATGCACTAATGGAGCAGGTAGGCTGTACAGATATGAACTTTCGTTTCGATGGCACAGTTATTTGGATTACCAATGACACAGTTGATGATATTGCCAAAGCCTGCAAGCAATGGAAGAATGCATTGCTGAGCCGCTTCAACGTAGCACGTTGTTATTTCACAGATGAACAGAAGTATATGTATACACTGCATCTATGTGAGAATGTAGGCATGCTTAATGGTAACTGTGTGGATCACAAGATGGCAGATGGCACACCAGGTTATCCACCAGCAGTAATTGAGCAAACGCTAGACTACATGGAAGATAACTATCGCAAGTTAGTAGAGATTACACCACGCATTGCACTTAAGATTGCAGATACAATGCACTATCAAGAAGATGAAACATTGCGTAAGTCAATTCTACAACAGATGTGGAAGTAACCATGAGCAAGAAACCCTCACTATATGATTTGTTTAATGATGATAGTTTGTGGGGCAATCAGATTGCCGGCGATTTAACACATGAAGAAATAATGGATGATGCATGGAATCGTAAATTTTCTCAATCTCAAAAAGATATTATGTGTAGAATGGCAAATGAACGATATGCAGACGAATTATATAAACAAAAACATAAACAGTCACTAGAAAAAGTTTATTCGAATCCTGTTTGGCAAGAAAAAATGAAGAAACTAGGACAAGATCCTGAAATAAACTCTATTCGTAGTGCTGCATCTAAAAAAATGTGGGATGATCCTATCAAATCTAAACAACTTTTAAAGAAATTTGCCAAAGTTAAAAAAACTAAAGCATATAAAGAAAAAATGAAAAAAGTTTATCAGGATCATGAAAGATTAAAAAAAGTTATTGAAGGCGGTAGAACACAATCAAAAGCAGTTATAACACCAGATGGCGAATTTGCAGCGTTAAATGATGCTGCTAAATTTTATAATATTGCTCCTAACTCAATGAGAGGTAGAATAAAATCTAATCCTCACATATACTATTATAAAGCAATTGGGCCAAAAGACCCAATAGTAAAAATTAAAAAAGAGCAACCAAAATATATTAGAAAAGTTTATACCCCAGATGGTATTTTTGATAATTTAAAAGACGCTGCCGCATTTTATAATGTGCATACAGATACTATCAAATATCGTTGTAAAACTTATTCCAATTGGAAATTAGACGATAAAAAATAATTATCGTATAAATAATATTGTCAAAGAGACTGCCATTTCTTGACATCCTATAATATAAAGTTATTATACTTGCCCCTCACTCGTAAAACAGTGGGGGGCTTTTTTATGCCCAAGTAAATAACACACATGACCAACACAGAACTGCAAACACTAGCACAAAAGAAATACAACAAGGTAATGATGGGCAATGGCAGTGACATCAAGTTAATGCGCTTATACAATGTGCGAGCCATATTGGATAAAGAAAATTTAACTGAAGCAGACATATTAATGCTACAGCACTTTATTAATGCTACCCGAGAAGAAATTAACAACACTGCATACGTAGCCAACACAGCAGTATATCCTACCAGTTGGGGTCACGCGACTACCGATTTAAGACTAAAAATTACAAAAAACGCTAAATAGTATTTGCCCACAGAGAGCAGTATTGCCTTCTGATTACACAATGAAAAGTGAGCCACCATGCAAGAGCGTATACGTAAAGATACCACCAAACGCAAAACCGCAACTAAGACAATTGAAGGCGTTGTAGTAGGCAGAGACAAGACTGTCATCCCACCAGAAGAAGTTTACAAATTGGCACAAATCGGATGCAAAGATACCGAGATCGCCGACTGGTTCGGTATTGACGGAAATACCTTACGTTACAACTTTAGCGCAGAACTCACAAAAGGACGCATAGCGTTAAACATGAGTCTGAGGCGAGCACAGATCAACACAGCACTGTCGGGAAATCCGACGCTTTTAATTTGGTTGGGCAAACAATACCTAGGTCAGAGTGATGCACCAATAGACACAGATGCAAATCAAATTCTACCATGGGTGCAAGATCGAGTCGAGAGAGAATATGAAGATAACAGAGATGCATAAGACCTAACACTGTGGTGTGCTACGGCACAGGATTAGGAGAGTGTGGTGTAAATTGATTCAGAAGAATCCCACCGCAGTGTTAGGCAGCAATTATAATTGGAGATATGAAGATGAAGTTACCAAATACAGACATTTTTAAAAATGAAGAAAGCAGTCACAACAGCATTGGCTTAAACACCTTTGGCTTACTCAGCGTAAGTCTACTGTGGGGTCATATGTTGAGCCTAGTCAGTTGGTGGTGGTTACCTGCAACTGTAATCCTCGCACTAGTAGGCTACGGCACAGAAATTAGCAAGCGCAAAGAGCCAGTTAACTTCAAACTTAAGTAATGATACTCACGCTACCACAGCAAACTATAAGCGACAGTGACGCACGTTTTCGCGTCGTTAGTGCTGGGAGGCGTTTTGGGAAATCATACCTAAGCATCAATGAGATGGTTAAGTTTGCGCGATTTCCTAATCGACGTGTGCTGGCAGTAGCACCTACTTACAAACAAGTTAAAGGCGTGCTGTGGGATGACATCCGCGCTATGTTGATAGAACGTAACTGGGTCAAAAAGATTAATGAAACTGATCTCAGTATCACATTAGTCAATGGCAGTAAGATTACACTACGCAGCGCAGACAACTTTGATTCGCTACGTGGTGGCAAGTATGACTTTATTGTAATGGATGAGTGTGCAGACATTAATCCCGCGGCATTTTATAGTGTATTGCGCCCAACGTTAAGTGACCGTAAAGGCCATGCACTGTTCATTGGCACACCCAAAGGCATGGGCAATTGGTTCTTCGACTTATGGAACAATGCTAAAACTCTAGACGATTGGCACAGTTGGCAGTTCACTACATTGGCCGGCGGTAACGTTGACGAGGAAGAAATAGCCGCAGCCCGTCGCGACATGGCTATTAAAGAGTTTGAACAAGAATATGAAGCACAATTTGTAAATTATTCTGGCGTTATATTCTACGCATACAGCGAAGAAAACCTCGTAGATCATCCGGGCCTTAAGGATGGCGAGCCAATCCACATTGGTTGTGACTTTAACACCAGTCCGATCACAGCAGCAGTTGCTACAAGAACACAGGATGGCTTACACTTCTTTGATGAGATTGCTATCTACGGTTCAAACACCAATGAACTAGCAGATGAAATACGCAAGCGTTATGGATTCAATAGAACAATCTATGTGTATCCAGATGCTAGTGGTGGCCGCAAGCAAACAAGTAGCGGTGGCTTCAGCGACCATATCATATTACAAAACGCAGGATTCAAAGTTGTTGTGGACAGCATCAACCCACCAGTAAGTGAAAGCATTGCCAGTGTTAACAGTTTGCTGTGCAGTAAAGATGGTAATCGCAGACTGCTAATAGATAAAAAGTGTAGACAGATACGCGAAAGTATGTTAAAGTATGTTTATAAGGAAGGCACACGCCAACCAGATAAAGATAATGGATTTGATCACCTAGGTGATTGCATACGTTATATAACACACAAACTACATCCACTGCGTCCAGTGATACAGAACACAGGTAAGAGTTATAGATCAGTAGGCAGAATGCTATGAGAAAACAAATTAAAATATGGGTAATGATCAGTGACCCCAATGGTGAAACACGCACTGTGCCTTTCACCGCACCTAAGATCGAAAAGTGTATGGATTATCTTAAGATATATCTAGACACTTACACTGGTCCCGGCACCACAGCAGAAGTTATTGAAACAGGTTACATTTATACAGGAGCAAGCAATGGCGTTCAAAGGAAAAATTCCAAAAAAGGACAGCGCACAGTGGAAGCAAAATGAAAAGATCATCAACAGCAATCCCACACTAAAACGTATGCGCGATCAAAGCGAAGGCTTTACACGCAGCACAGTTAGTGGTAGCAGAGTAGGTGGCGCAAGCGAAGCCTACAAAGATGGCTGGGATCGTATCTTCGGCAACAAAGACAGCGAGGATTAATCAATTGCAACAAGTAATAGCCAAGTTCCTTTATCGCGATCCACAAAGCGGTGAGGAATTTACAGTAGAGCGCGGTTGGCCCTGCAAAGATCAAACCGATGCAGAACTCACAGTAAAGTACCATGGTACGAAAACAGGCGCACTAAGCGCAGAATGTGTTATGGAGGACATATCCAATGAAGAAAGTAAATAAAGCACGTCAAGCACTGCTACAGAAAAAGCGCACCAAGCGCAACATTGCACGTAAAGGTGTTAAGTATGATGCCGACAAACTACAAAACAGAGTACAAGTGCTACTACAAGCCAATGGTGCACCAAAGCCTACTACAGATGACAGCGGCACAGTATTCACCGTTTGATGCTGAAGGCAATGTAGTCAGCGATGAACGTCCTGGTGACTTCAAACGTTACTGGGATAGTTTAACTGATACAGAGCGTGCATTCGAAATACTCAGCAACACTGAAGCAGCCATGTTTATTCAGTTTTGGAATAAAGTACAGGATAGTATACCTAAACCCCCGATACAGCCTTAACTATAAATAAGGTTTATGACAGCATATGAAATACGACTAGACTTACTTAAACTGGCTTTTGATATCCTCAAAGCACAACAACATAAACCAGAGGATATGCCCAGCGCAGATGAAGTAATCTTACACGCTGAAAAATTAAATGATTTTGTTAGTAAAAAAGACTTGACAAAAACCTAAAAGACTGTATAATTAATATTGTAAGCAGCACAATGTAGTGTTGCTTGCCTCGCCTCAAGGAAACGTGTAGCCTTGCAGTGAGAGATACTTATCTAGAAACTTTGCCCCTCAAGTTTTTACCTCTTGAGGGGCTTTTTTTTGGTTGACAAACGCAGAAAATTTGCTATTATGTATAAGTAACGAGGAGGCAAAATTAAATGCGTAAACTACTGTTAGCCCTAGCACTAATTGCAAGCCCGGCATATGCCATTACACCAGTCACGGCACCACCCGGTGTGCGTGTGGACACTGTGGATGAACAAGTGTGCGTTAGTGTACGTAATGACCTACGCAACCATATTCGCAACATCTATGCAACCCGTCGTGCATTCAACACACTGTGGTATAAGAACAGTAAGGGTGAATACCTAGCGTTTGATTGCTACTATCATGAATTCATCACACGTCCTTACACTGTGCAGTATTACAGCGTGGTGTATGTAACCACCAAAGAAGTAATTGACGCACAAGTCGCAGAAGAATTCAATGGTATGCGTCAAAGTCTAAAAGAAAAACAAAACATTGTGAAAAACAGTGGATATAATTAATTAACCAGCCTCAAATACTGTTATAACTTCAAAAGCACCTCTAATAGGTGCTTTTTTTTGACTAGAGCATAAATACAACTGTTATAACAATAGATCTGAAGATGTTTACATCCGGATGGAGAGGCCTTGAGTAAAGACTATATAAACTTTGTTGTAAGCAGTCATACCTTGTATGATCGCTATTACGACGATTGGAAACTGTGCCTAAACAGTTGGTATGGCGGCACCGAATACAAGAACGCCAGATATCTACGTGCATACGCAGTAGACATGGCCACTCCGGGTGAAACTATCAATACCTATATCACTGGTGATGATGGCATGCCCATGGGACGTAGCCAAGCACGCCTGCAGATAGGTCACAGCACCTACGAAGCCAACCGTGATAGCGATATCATGACTGGCAATTTCTACAAAGAAAAACTAGACAACACGCCTCTTTACAATTATGTAAAACTTATTGCTGCTGAATACAATGCACTGCTGTTCCGTAACCCACCACAGCGTTACGTAGGCGACAGCACAGAAGCAGAGAAATTTTTAAAAGACGTTTCGGGCGAAGGCGAAAGCATCAACGAGTTCATGAGTCAAGTGGATCTATATACCACTGTTATGGGAGTATGCCACGTTACATGCATTAAGCCAATCGGATCCGACATTCCACGTTGGAGAATACATACTCCACTAGATGTTACTAATTGGAACTACGCATACGACATTGATGGTAACCTAGTGTTAACCGATGTAGTTATTCTACTAGAAAAGAATGATACTCACAGTGTGTACCGTTACTTCACACGCAGCGAAATCCACACAATCTTTGTGGGCGCAGACGATGAAGATTACGTCCCACCAATCGAAGATAAACGCTTAGAAAAGATTGATGATAATGTGTATCGCATTGTGCAACCCAATGAACTGGGCTATGTGCCAATGCAAACATTCTATCAAAGCACAAAGATTTATAACAACATTGGCACCACAGTTGTGCAAGATGTTGCACAGATCCAACGCAGTATCTATGGTGATATGGCTGAAATCTACAGTGCAATTACCTATTCAGCACATCCAACGTTAATTGTTGATGAACAAACAGATCAACTCAATGATGGTGCAGTGGGCGGCGAGCCCGGCAGCATTGTTAAGGTGCAGAATAGCCTCACTGGCGAACCAAACTATGTGTTTGAATTTAAGTCACCAAGTCTCGACAGCATTACGCAGATTCGCGAACTGGTAGACAACAAAGTACAGAAACTAAGTCAGATTGCAATGTTACGCAGTGAGGACCTAATCAAAGCCGCTAACAGTGGCGCACAAATTGAAGTCTATGATGACAAACTCAGTGCAATGGTTCGCCGTAAAGCAACTAACCTAGAGAATGGTGAAGCAAAACTTTGGGAGATTTGGTATGATTGGCTGAACATGCTAGTACCAGAAGACTTCTCAATCAGTTACAACCGTCAATACAATCGTCGTGCGCTGGAGATTGAACTTAAAGAAGTTGAACTCATGATGGCCACACTGGACAAGTATGAATTACTAATTGAAGGTCCCGAAGAACCAGAGGACAAAAAAGAATACAAGAAGGAAGAATACACTGTTGCGCCTATGCCTGCAAATGGTACTGCATGTCCAGTGGCAACGCAAGACATTGCTGTGAACCTTGCTAATCGTCAAAATGCAATTGATACTGCAAACTACGGTCCGCTAAATCCTGCACAGCCTAACGATGCGTTTTGGCAGGCGTTGGCAGACAAGTGGAGTGTGTCAGTAGAAGAAGCCAAGAAGTCACGTTGTGGCAACTGTGCTGCATTCAACATCACTGCTAACACCAAAGCATGTATTCAACAAGGCCTAGCCGCTGGTGGTGCAACTGGCGATGAGTGGGAAACTGTAGGTGCAGGTGACCTAGGTTACTGTGAAGCGTTTGATTTCAAATGCGCCAGTGCTAGAACCTGTGACGCATGGGTCGGCGGTGGTCCAATCACAGATGCCAATGGCATGGAAATAGAAATAGAAGAATACGAGTCAGAGGAAGATGAAGCCGAATATGGCCTAACCCCAGAACAGTATAAAGAATACGAAGAATTCAAAACGAATGCCCGTAACAAGATTCGGGAGAGACTAGAGCAGTTGTTCAATGCGAGCACAACCGCTAATGGTTTCTAAATATCTTGATCATACACCAACTCAGGGTGATAAGGAAACGGAGAAAAACAAATGAGTGAAGCACTCAATGATACGTTAGTTGCAGGCGAAAACGTGCAACCAGTCACTACAGATACTGATGCGGATACCGCAGTAAATTCTGATAAGGCCACACCGAAGACTCCCGCAGTGGAGTTACGAGATGGTAAAATGTTTGTTGATGGCGTAAGAGTCTATTCACGTGATGACGTTAACAGAATCGGTGCTAATGCTAAAAAGGAAGTTGAGAGTCGCATCCTCGGTGAACTTGAAGTAGATAGTTTCGATCAGGTTAAAACAGTTGTTAATCAATTGCGTAACGTGAGTGATGAAGAGCCAAATCTTAATGTTGCTAGCCTACGCGATGCAGTTAAGAAAAAAGAACAAACAGTGGAAGAACTACGTGCTGAACTACAGCGTGTAAAGACAGACATGGTGCTTAAAGACCACCTAGTAAATCTTAACACTGCTATGCCAGCAACTTGGACACAGGACCAGCGTGCCGCAGTTGTGGACTTGATGAAAGCCCGTAACATGTTGCATTTAGAAGGTGAAACTTTTGCTATTCGCAATGGTGATACTTTCTTCACAGATGAGTCAGGCGAACGCCCAGACTATGCTGCTGCTGTAATGAGTCTAGGTAAAACGCTAGGTCTTTCAGTTACCAAACAGGGTGTTGCTGGATTCGATGCACCAGACAGAGTCATTGACGATGTTAAAGCAGTTAAGGGTTTAGATAGCAATCGTTTACAAAATGACGCGGCTTATCGAAATGCTTATGTGCAGGTGCGTAACAGAGAAAGAAACATGTCACACGGTGAAATCACTGATAGCATGGTTCGCAAACAAATGGAAGGTGTGTCTAGAGCCAGTGTTGGAGACAAATTGTTGAAGAACACAAGCACACTTTCCGCATCAAAATCAAACTCAAGGAGATAACAAATGGCTACAACTAGTTCAGGCGTTAATGCACTTTATGAAGACGTAGTGGCATCATTGATTCCATTTTATGACAATTTTGTCCTACTTCCAACACCAGGTGTATTAACCAACGTATACAACATTTCAGGCGGTCTTGGCGACACAGTCAAGGTTCCAATCACTAACTACTGGGGCGCAGGTGCAACAGTCACAGAAGGTAACCAAATCATTACCGGTGCTGGCGTTGAAGACTTCGATCCAGGTTCAATCCAACTAACTGTTGGCAAGCGTGGTGCAGGCACATACGTAAACGAAGAAGCACTAGAAGACGGTGGCCTAGCCACAGTTCGTAATGCTGTTCTACTACGTCTCAGCCGCGCACTTGCACAAGGCACTGACCGCGCTGGTTTCAACATCTTAGCAACAGGTAGTGCAACTGCACTAACAGACGTTGCTAACGTTAACCTAAGCAACGACGGTGTTTCAAACGTATCAACATACACCACTGGTGATGTTTCATTCGTAATGAGCCCAGACTCACTAGCATATGCTATGAAGCGTGAACCAACTGTAAAAATGTGGAATGACGTAGATCGCGACCGTTATGAAATGGTTGCTACTGTACGTAACGGCTTTGCTCGTGTTCCTTACTCAACTGCTGGCGGCAACGCATTCTTTGCTCGTGCAATCATCGGTAGTGACAGTTTCGACGCTACAACTGCAACAGGTAAAGTAACATTGAACATGTTCAGCAAGTCAGTTGCAAACCTACGCAAACTAAATGCACCAACAGACGCCAGCGGTTTCTACACTGCTGTTGTTAGTGCTGCACACGAATTCCAGTTAGCAACAGAACTAAATGGTATTGGTGCAAGCAGCGGTTCAATTGGTTCAATTGCACAGGATGCTGCTAACCAGGCGTTACTTGATGGCTTAATTGGTCAAGCAATTGGTTGCCGTTTCATCCGTTCACAGAACGTACCAACCGGTCTAGCAAGCGCATAATTTGAATAGTATAAGAGGAGCGGAATATGGCATTTGTTATTGCAGGTGGTAATGTAATTAGTTACGCGGAAGCCAATGATGTGCGTGATAAAGATCAACGCTTATTTGAGGCCAACGAATTTACGCTAGTTAACTTGCCTGATTCGCCTCCCACTGTCAACGATTATATCGAAGACCTCACTATCAAGGCTACAGCACGGATCAATCAAAAGATCCGTGCTAGTAGTCAGTGGAGACAGTATTTAGGTTACGTTGGTGCTGATTATGATACTAATAATATCCCAGCATTTAATCCTAACCTAATACTTGCTCGCAAGAGCGACTTCACTGACATGTGTGCATACTATACTCTCAAAGAATACCTCCTACCTCGTGTAGCAGATTTTGGTAATCCAGAGA